ACTCACGCGAAGACACAACCTGCAGCACAACCAAGAGACATCTCAAGGTGAAACCTCAGGATAATATGCACCTATTCGGAGGAATAACAAGCCAGTACTAGTTACAGATCAGGGTTAACCTGCTGATAACATTGAGTTTTCGCACTGCCCTTACCAATATATCGTTGGCCACTCGCCCCAATGGATACCTCAAGTAGAAATCTCAGGTTTGTTCTAGCGTGGGGGGCATGGGGGTACAGCGTATTATATACGTATATATACCTACTCAGATTTTTTCGACAAAAACATCCGAAGGTTCACCCTAAGTAAAACTCTAGGTGAATCCCATCGTGTGTCCTCAAGAGGGGGGTACTGCGTACCACTCCCCCACTAAGGTAGTCCCTGATAGATACACTTGTAGTGTTATCCTATCGTGTACCCTAAGACCTAACTTACAGTTATAACTATAAGTTTAACCCGGGGGTATTCTAATCACCGGAAATTAAACAAACCAAGGGATCACCAAGAGGTTCCCCACTGAGAAGAACTACGAGTTGAACCTCCAGATAACCCAGAGAAGTGGGCATATGCCTTGTCTAACTCTGTTTGTATCACACGATCACGTTCTTCCTGTAGACCTGCATCCTCATCCCTAGCTAGAGATTCAGTCCAGTAGGCTACTGCCATTGCCAGTGCATCTAATCTATCATCATGGCGTAGGCATCCTTTATCCCGAGTGAGGCGGGACATCTGGTAGATCAAAGATTTAGACCTACGGACCTCAGAGTCATACCGTTGGATGCTCTTATAGTCCTTCTCAATGATCGCTGGGTCTATCACCAGCCTATGTCGGTTCATAATAGGTTCTAGAGTGTCAGCCATCCTTTGTTCTTTCTGAGTGGAGTGGCGTACTTCCTCAAGTGAACATGGGTGTACCTTGGAGATGATAGGGGAGAAGATATGGGTGAACATACCATCACCAAAGTTACTCTCGATGATGACCTCATTGACCTTGTACTTCTGGGCTAGCATAGCCAGTGGCTTCAGTACCGAGTCAGTATCGTACCCACCTTGGAAGCCCCCACAGTCTAAGACATGGAGGTAGCCATTCAGGTTAGCCACAATAGCGTAGGCAGTCTCATCCTTACCCCGACCAGAGGGGTCAATAGACATGACGATCCCTTGGTAAGGCATGAAGACATCTGAGTTATCCGCTGGGTGGTAGAAGTAGTCCCCTTGCATTGCCATGTTGGGGATGTCCCCTGACACACGACGATCTGGGTGTGGTAACCAAGAGAAAGTCATGGGTGCCTCTTCAGCGGAACATGGAGTTACCACTAGGTCAGACACTTTGAGGGGGTATCGCTCTTCATCTGACAGTGCCGTATTCAACATGAACTGCAGTTGGTAGCCAGCGCGACCGTAGGACGCTTTACGTTCCATCAGATCACGCTCACCAAAGCGTTGCGGGTCAGTAGGTTCGCCTGCCTTCAGTCCCATCTGACCGATGATAGGTGCTAGCGTGTCACCATACTTAACAATGTTTTCATCTTCAGGCATCTCTGCAGGCCAGATACGTATGGTGTACCCACGGTCACTGAGTTTGTTGTACAGGGAGTCTTCTGTCTGAGGCGTGCCGAGGTAGATAATCCGAGAGGTGTCTAGTGGCTTGAGGATAGCGTCAAACTCTTTGACAGACTCTGAGAGTTTATCTCGCGCTGTCTGAGTGTCACTGTTGTTAGCGACCTCTACGTCATCGGCAATGATAATATCAGCACGGCTACCCGTTAGCTGACCTGTGATACCTACGGATTTAACCGAGGGTGAGTGGTCTGCCGTCGCAGGGCCAACGTCAAAGGAGATGTTGGATGACCGTTGGTCTTTGCCGGGTATTAAATGCTTGCAGAAGTCTACCTCATGGATGATCCGTTTGACGAACACTGAGAAAGCATCTGAGCGATCCTTCGAGGCTGATACGACCATGATCTTTTTATCTGGATCATTCAGTAGCAACCACACGACATATGCAGACGTTAGCCAAGACTTACCCACGCCCCGGAATGCAGAGACCATGGAGCGCTTGGGACCATGCTGCAGGAATTTCGATATATCGTATTGCACAGGGGTGGGGTCAGGAAGATTGAGATGCTTCCACAGCACGTACACAAACTTCCTGAAATCCCCTTTGACTTCCTCCAGCTTCTTCTGGGATGCCGAGAGTTCTTGATCCATTAGTGGTATGAGCCTTCACTGTCATCATGGGACTCATCTGCAGAGTCAAACTGGGGGAGTGCTTCCGCCAGCGAACCCATGTCAGGGTTTTGATCGATAGATGCTTCGATACGGTTGTCCTTGAGGAACTGACGGACCTGCCCAAGATCGGCTGCGGTTACGTCACCTTCTTGAAGTTTATGTTTTAGAAACTTTGCGAACATCCCGTGGAGGTCGCTGAGTTCTTTCTCGCTAGCTTTAGACATGGGAATGCCTCCATATGGCCTCAGGAGAGTCCCTGACAGCCGTTAATGTTTTTGATGTGTATTGGGTAGGGGAAGGGGGCTTACGACTCTATGTGAGGATTGCCCCCTAGAAGCCCTCAGGAAGCCCGCTGAGAGTCTTTAGGTCTATTTATGGGTGTTTGTAGGGTAACCCCCAGAGACTCTGTGTGAGCATCTGAGGGGCACCTCTGGGTTCTTTAAGTATTCTACGTTACAAACTTAAATAGTCCGCGAATATTATTGAAAATAAATCCCACAACACCAGCAATTAGAAACGTAGTGATGGCCCAATATGTTCCAGTCTTAGCTTGCCACTTTTCTAGGCCTCTAAGTCTGTCTTCATGGTCCTCTACTGGTGCTTGCCGCCGCTCTACTTCTTTGAGAATTTCACGAAGCATCGCGGCGTTTTCTAGAGAGAGTTTGGTTAATGCTTTTATTTCCTCCGAGTGACGCCTTACGTCTTCCTCGATGTAATCTTCGCGGGTCCACTCTTTTGACATGGATGTAATCCTAAATGGTCTGAGTTGGGTTGCGTAAGGGTGGGTTTTATTTTTGAGGAGGAGAACCGACCGTCTAGCGTAGAGAGCTAGTTGCGGTGATCCGTCCCCAGATGGCTACAGCACCCGCGATCACCATAGCGCCGTCGAGCGCTAGAGCAGTAATATCGGATTCGAGTTCGCCTGTGTCAAAGCCAAGCTGCTTGAGGCCCATACCTAGCATCATGACTCCTACCGAGATGACAGTTTTCGACTGCCACCAAGGTTTGTTGTCGTCCATTAACATATTGATTTCCTTAGATTTTTAGAGTTGCAAGGTGTACGTCGTAGTACCAGCAGTAACCGGCGTACCCGTAGAGGCTGTCACAGAGGCTACAAGGATACCGTTTTTGTAGATGTAGACGCCGCCGCTTTCGCCGTCTGAGCCGTTAACAATACTGGCTGCTCCATTACCACCAGCACCATTGCCGCCTTTGCCCCTAGGGGTGGCTGTTTGCGTCCCCAGAGACGGCTGTGTGACGGCTAATGCTTGGTGAGCCGTGCTTGCCTCGAAAGAGCCTTCAGCGCTGACCAAGGATGCATCGTTGACGACGTAGGTTGCGTTGTAGTATGACCCGCCACCGCCACCGCCAGCTCCAGATTCAGAGCCACCATCAGCGCCATCACCGCCGGAGCCGCCAAACCAACCGCCGCCGCCAGCACCGCCGCCGCCTTCGCCGCCAGTCGTCAATGCTCCATCACCGCCAGCGCCGCCCCAACCTGCGGGATGTGGGGTCGCAGACTGACCGTTACCGACGGTGTTGGAGTCTTTCTCTCGCCCATCGCCGCCATTTTGCAGGGAGTCAGTTTTAGCCGGAGGATTAGTCCGATTGTCGGTGTTCGGCCCATCCCCTGCCGCTGTCGCATTACCAGATTGACCGCCAAAGCCTGCGCCGTTGCTACTGACATCGGTTGCATTCACGTTACCTCCGGCTAGGCTGTTGCCCCCACGACCTCCGGTAGCGTCCGCCGCCGCCGTAGCGCCAGCGCCACCACCACCGCCGCCACCGCCAGCCACGGCAATAACCGTGCTGCCCAGCCGAATTGCGGATGCACCCCCGCCAGCTCCTGACGAGGCGACGTCGTTACCTCCCTTGCTGCCACCTAAGCCTGCCCCACCAGCAAGTAGCTGTAGGGTCGTACCAGCCGTTAGGTTGACAAGCGTTCCGGCAACGTATGCCCCACCGCCGCCCGGCCCTGAGTGCTCTGTGTTAAGAGCAGCGCTATTATGAGGTCCGCCACCGCCACCGCCAGCACCCCAAAGCTCAAAGGTGTAGACGTTGGGAGCGTAACTCGCCTGTAGCATCTCGGCTAGAGACAGCACGCCCGTCGTCGGCACGTTGCCGCCGGATGTCACCAGTGACCGCCCGGTGATCCCGCCCCAGCGCCGTGTGGGCCGTGTAGTGGACGCCCCGTCACCGCCGAGTGACCCGAGGTTGAATATGCCGCTTTCGATTATGTTTTTTGTCATGTTGCGTTCCTATTCGGTCACACTGAAGTTACCGTCGCCCGTGATCTGGAGGACGGTGTAACCAGCCACAGACGTTATTGGCGTAAGGTCGGAGGCGGCACCATCCCAGCCGTAAGAGCTAAATGAAGAGGACGGGTAAGCGACGTAGACAACACCGTCTCCGCCGGGGCAGTTTGTGTTGTAACCCCCTTGTCCGCCACGGCCATAAGGTGTGCCAGTGGTGGTGGACACCGAGCTGGCGGTGCCTGAAATTTGGTTCCAGTCCCCACCCGCGCTGATGGAGGTGTTCACATCCGTACCGTTCACCGCATATTCGTATGCCGCCCCCGGCACAGACCCTGTCGCTGAACCCCCAGCACCTGAGCCTCTTGCACCCCGTGTATTCAACGTCCCCCCGTCTGACGCTGCGCTGTAAGAGCTGACCACACCGTCAATGTCGGCGCTGGTCTTGTTGGTGTAATCTGCCGCGGCTATGTGGTTTGAGTTTAACCCAACGCCCCCAGCAGCCGTAAGCGTCCCAAAACTTGATGCACCGCCGCTCGCATTGAGGTAGCTATTTCCACTAGCCGCTCCGTTCACAGAGGTAGCTCCTGCACCGATAGTGACAGCGTAAGCAACACTTGGCGTGATCTCGAAAGAAGTCCTTCGGACCACAGAACCCCCGTTACCGCCGCTCGCGTAGGCCACACCACTGAGAAGCTTTGTCCGAGCCGAGCCGCCACCTACAACTAACACGTCGATTGAGGGAGGGGCCACCAACGGGTCCGCCCCGATGAGTCCCCCGATGTATGGATGTTTGCGTCCCATCGGTTAGCTCGCCGTTTCGAGGCGTTCGTAGCTACCCAGAACAGTCACGGCGGTTGCGCTGTTGGTTTTCACGGCAAGGTAGTCACCGTTGTTAAGGTAGACGTGGCTCGCAAGAACGTCGAGCGTTGCACCTACAGGGATACTGAGTCCGCTGACAAACGTGTACTCTGCGGCTGCACTTGAGTCGTAGAAGCAAACGTCAATGTCTGCTGCTGTTGTGGCGTCCTTGTTTGCGATCATTAGGCTGTTGACTTTCACGCTCGCGTCCGACGCTGCGATACTGTCAAGAACGTAAGTCGGTGCGCCTGTTGTAGTAGATGCTGCGATTTCGTAGCCTTTGGTCTCGCCTTGGAGATTGTCTACGGTTGTTATGTTTGGCATGTTGTTTCCTATCCTTAAAAGACGATGGACATGGCTATTGCAAAGCCAGAGGTTGCACCAGAAGCAGGTTTATTCGTGAGATCAGCGTAATCACCAGAGGTTGCTACAGTTGCTAGGCTGTTATCCAAGGTTGTGATCGCCGTGGCGTTGGTCGAGATATCATTCTGAGCCGTAGACATTTGACTTTGCAGGGTCGTAATGTTCCCAGCGTTGGCCGTAATGTTCCCAGCGTTGGTCGTAATGTTCCCAGCGTTGCTCGCGATATTAGTGGTGTTCGTAGAGATGTTCCCAGCGTTCGTACTGATGTCCGAAGCCGCATCGGTAGGGAGGTTCAAATCGCCCTGCACATCTGCAACAGCCCTGCGTTCCCACTGGTTACTAGAGTTCCTGTAGAGGTAGTCGCCAGATTGAGGAGTGCTTGTGTAATCCACGTCACCCACGTTACCGAGGCTAGACGTGTTGAGTACCTGTGCCGCAGCAGCAGGGTTCCACGCAGAGCCGTTGTAATACTTGAGCTGTGTTGTGGTGGTGTTGAAGTAGATGTCACCAGCAGACAATACGCTTGCCTTCGCGGCGTTGACCGCAGCGTCAGAGGCGTAGGAGCCGAGGTATTGGTTTACAAACGTGTTCAGCGCAGCTTCAGCAGCCGTCTGTGCAGCTAGAGCCGCAGTCGCAGAGGCTGTCGCAGATGCAGAGGACGTAGTGTTGGCAATGTCGAGCCAAGCTGACCCAGTGTAGACCTTCATCCGACCATCTGTCGAATTGAAGTACAGGTCACCAGCGTCCTTGGTGTAGCTAACGCCACTGAGGTTGAGGTAGGTGTCTACCGCAGCATCGTCTGCGAATTGCCCAAGGATAACCTCACGAACAATGTCACGGGCGGATACGGCAGACGCCGCAGATGCCGCAGCATTCGTTTCACTGGTAGAAGCGTTGGACTCACTGGAAGCCGCAGCTACTTGAGACGCCGCAGCGTTGGTTTCACTGGTAGAAGCGTTAGATTCTGAGGTTGCAGCAGCCGTCTGAGAGGCAGCACTGGCTGCTTGAGACGCAGCAGCGTTAGTCTCGCTTGTGGAAGCGTTGGTTTCTGAGGTTGCAGCAGCGCTTTGGGAGGCGGCAGCAGCACTAGCAGAACCTGACGCAGCCGTAGCAGACGTGGAGGCTTCAGATGCTTTGGTAATCGAGGTGTTCGTAGCGGAAGTCACAGCGTCCGTCTGGGCGTTGATCACCGTGTTCGAGGTCTGATCGTTCTTTTCTTCGGTGTAGTCGCGGAGAAGCTTCATAGAGTCCCCGATATCCGAAGGACGGAAGATTGCACCCGCAGCCCATGTAAAGAGGTCAGTGGAGAGGTTGGTATCTCGGGTAAAGGTTACCCGGAAGTTGTTTGGTACGTTCGCATCAAAGCGGTATGTCGAGGCGTCTACAAGACTTCCGGGGTGAGACCCAGTTACATCTGCGAAACCTTCGTCTTCCACCTTCACTACGACGAATGAATCGTCGAGATACGAGAAGGCGATGGTAAAATCAGTCGTCGCACCGTCAGCGGTGTAGACATTTACCGTATCAGACATCATCAAATCCTTTAAAGAATAGAGTAGGGGGCCGATTGGACCCCCTTAGGTTAAAATTGATCAGCGACGAAGCGCTTCTCTGCGTCGGTCCATCCGGTTGTCTGATAGACTTCCTCAAGTTCCTTGCGTATCTCTGGGCCTACGCTGGTTAAGGCGTACCTCAGGGCGGCATCCCGGTACTGAGACAGGAGGCCACGCCACAATTTGACCCTTGGGTCTTTGACGCTTGCTCCTCCAACTTTGAGAATGGGCTGGCTCTTACTGTTTACGTGCCGTTCAGCCAGTAACGCCCTCCATTTGCTATGCTCAGTCTGGTAGTAGTCGCCTTCGATCATTGCATTAGCGGCCTGCTCTAGGGTCATTCCGTTAATCTTAACGTCACCCTGAGAGATGGACTCTTGCATGAAGTCATATACGGACTGACCGTCCTGAGCCTTCATCTTGTGGTACGGCATTCCGTCCCGCTCGAAGGTAGGGGACAGAAAGTCAGTTCCTGTTTGTTCTTGGATGTCCGCAAGTTCATCTGAGAGTGCATCTACAGCAAACTCACGGGATACAAACGGGTTGAACCCCCGGCTGTGCGAAGGTTGCAAGCGGCCCAGCGCATCACGTTCTTGGTTGATAGCCCCAAAGCCCATGAGCTTGAGAGGGCCAATGGATTTACCCAGTCTCTCATAGAAGTTAACTGGCTTTCCTTGGAACTCTCCGCCGCCCGTAAGGTCAGCTAATTGTGAGAACCACCAGTTAAATGGTACGGCTGTCGAAAGGTTAGATGCTACGACCTGACCGCTACCCCGGAAGCCATCGTCCATGATAACTGCCAGAGTATCCGTCATGTTAGCCAAAGAGGACTTCTCTAGGGTTTGGTTGAGGTACATCGCAGTGATAGCCCCAACAGTGTCGAGGTATTCTGTTGCTTGTTCGATATCCTGAGCATGCTTTACGTGTTCCGCAGCCATACGCGCAAAGACGAATGCGTTAAGGAACGGCACCTCCATATCAAGAGTGTTGATGTACTTTTTCTTACCGTTTCCCATGCGGATACGGATGTTACCGTAGGTTCGAGACTTGGGATCAACGTCAATGAGACCCTCATCGCCGTCTCCTTTGAGCATGCCATACGCTGACATAATGCCCATCGTAGTGAAGATGGAGTTGGCCGCTAGAATGGCACGGGTACGGGAGCGTATGCGCATATCAGGAGCGCCATCGTCCAGTGTTGCCTGCAGATCACGGGCAAATTTACCCCCCATAGCACGGGTTACGTTGTTGTCTTTACCAATCAGGAGGATGGGAGCCAGAACTGTAGCCATGCGCTCTTCCATCACATTCAATGGGGTGGTTACAAACCGCATGAACAGCAAACGCATCATCATGGCTTGGTTGGTACGCCCCATCATTATTTTTTTGATGCCTTGGTTGAGGGAACCCTGTGCTGCATCAGATTGGAACATGGTGTCCAGAGCCACCTCCCTCGCATAGTTATCCATCACGCGACCATCAGTAGACTTCTTAGCGAACGCAGCTTCCTCACCCTGCTTTAACAGGAATGCCTCCCAGTCAGCATTGGTGAGCTTTCTCTTCTGCGCGAGCTTCATCAACTCTTCGCCGTATGTTCCTGCACGGGCATGGGTAGCCATTTCAGAGGAGATCACTAACTCTTTGAACATCTCATCCACAGAACCCATGAAGCGGTAAACATGTTCCGCAGCCTTCATGCCATGATCCAAAGACCCTTCTGCCTTAGACTGGCGGACCTCTTTGAGTGTCTTGTTGGCGTAGTAACCCTTGTCGTCAAACATGGAGTTCTCACCGAATTGAGACTTACCTCTGCGCCAGAACTTACTGAAGGCAGTCATGGCATCAGGCATCGACTGTGCGATAGCCCCGTAAGAGTGCCAGAACCTCTTGAAGGACTGACCAGACGCCTTTGCCCAATCGGCACGGCCCAATACACCCTCGATAGGGTTAACCACCGCAGCCTCGATCAGGTTAGCCATAGGGTTACGGATGGTCGCCCGTACAAAGTTACCTATGAGCATCAAACTCTGCGTACCTGTA